ATGAAAGATAAAGATGAACAAACGGCATTGATTGGCATGGCCATCGGCGCGGCGGTCATTAGCTTAGTGGCGACCCAAAAGCAGATTAATCAGGGGAGTATCGTGGATGAACTGGTGAGGCTGGGCAGACAGAAGGGGGACGGGGTAGAGGATGAGGTCTTTGTCCAGGCCGCCCGGCTGGTGAGTAAAGGCACCTAGCCAGCCGGTATCCCGCCTGGCAGCCCCGTTTGCGCGTTTTATTTTGGTTTTTATTCCCCAAATGCGGCCAGGCGAGCGGCGCTTATTCCTTTCCTGAAGCGTTACCGGCGGGCGCTTTCACTACCCGCTTTTTTCTAGCGCATGGCCGAGGCCGCGCCCCGCGCTGGCATGGTCTTTCTGTTACGTTGTCACTTTATGCTCGCCTGCAAAGGATAACCAGCAAGGTGGTCTGCCGCTATTGCATAAATCGGTATTAACTTTACCGGTTTGTTTTAAATTATTGATATTATTTGAAAATTTTATCATGTTTTTAGTCTTGGGGGCATTATAGGGACATCTTTGCGAATTTGCTATCGAGTAGCCCGACCTGATCTTCGTCCATATCGCCAATCCATTTTGAATACACGGTATAAACCATTTTGGCATTTTCATGCCCCATTTGGCTGGCAATGAACGAGGGATTTGCTCCGGCAGATAAAGACCAGCATGCATAGGTATGCCTTGACTGATAAGGGTCGCGGCTTCTCAAATTCGCAAGCATCATCCCTCTTTTCCAGCTGTAAGATATTGAACCTCGTGAATAGAACCCGGCCTTACTCTTCGATTGAGGTTTTGGACGAAACACGAAGCGAAGAGCCTGCTGCTCAGATTTACCTATCTCCCTGTGATGGAAAACGATATTAGTCGCGTCAAGATGACCAGTTAGCTCAAATTGTTCCCGTAATGCTTCGAGCGCTGGTTTTAGAAGAGTGATTGTACGGACTCCAGCCTTAGTCTTTGGCGGGCAAAACGTTCCCTTTTGCGTGACGTTGCGGCTTACGTAAATCTTCCCGTTTTGGAGGTCTACATCCTCCCAGGCGAGTGCACAAATTTCACCGTGACGGAGTCCTGTAAAAATCGCAACCCGCCAAATTCTTGCGTGATATTCCGTAATTGCGTTAATAAATAGCTCATACTCATCGTGCAGCAATGGATCCGGAACGGTTTTTTCCTTTTTTAATGGACGAATATTCTCGTAAGCCGCATGGGATACAAACTTGCTCTGGTGGGCAAACTTGAGCATCAGACATAGCGCATTAATGCGAAAATTTACCGTACTAACGGCTCTGCCAGTCTTGTTCAGCCAAGGGGAATCATCGTGGATAACAGCGCCGTAAAGAAGCTCTCTACGGCAGGCCAGGATGTCGTGGTGCTGGATATCTTTAATCAGCGTGTTTTTACCGATGATCCGAGTGAGGACCCTCAGCATTGATTTGAGATTGAAGTAGGATGACTCTGCAATCTCAAGCCTTTTATTTTCAAGGAAAAGATTGCAGAGGTCGTCAAATGTTTCTACCGGTTGAACCTCCCCGCCAAATGTCTTCGATTTCGACTCAGGGAACCGACTTGCATATTCGAAAGTCCCCATTTGTATCTCGCCAGTTATTGCAGCTCTAAGATTTCCTGCTTTTTTGATGTTGGCATTGTTAACAGTCCATCCCTTGAGTGTTTCCCTGCAGCGTTTGCCGCGAAAGAGAAACCAAATCCTGATTTTTCCATTGTGAATTTCTACACCAGTAGGTAATGCCGTCATCATGCGTCCTGTACGAGCTGATTTATCTTGGGTAAGTTGTACCAAATGACAGCGCGCTCTTTGCATGCGCCTTCTGTCTGGGGAAGCCTTTTGAAATGGACGCCTTCGATCCATGATCCAAGTCGATAACTTTTTATCTGCCTTTGCGTGAGTCCAGTTCTCTCGGTCAGGCGAGATTCAACGATCCATTCTTCATTAAAAACGACCTGTGCCATAAACACCTCACAGGCGGCAGACCGAGTTTAAGCTGGCCTGCCGCGTCGAATTGATAATTCGATATCAGGAAACCTGACCGGGTAAATGCCGGAGCCGCCGGGCGCAGTTCATGGCCGTGGCCACGTAGCTGCAATTCCTATTAACGACCTCAACAGTGATTTTTGTGCCCTGAACCACGACGGTATAGGTCCGCTTCATTTTCTGCCTGCCATAATCGCCATAGAGCTCAACATGTTTTGCCAGCGCGGCATCGCACGCCTGGCGGCCCAGCGGTGATTGTTTGCTTCGGTTAATCAGTCGCATATTCACCTCACACAAAAACATCAACCGGATCGCCAGCTGCGCGCGCGTTGTCGTTCGCTTCCCGGCGGAGGCCGAGAACATAGCCAACGGGATCCCAACTGGACAGAATTGCATTGAGCTCTTTATGGCTGTGCCAGGTTGTCAGGCGCTTTTTAAGCTCGGTGGCGCAGGCGCGCACGTTAGCCCGGGTGGGGCCGGCCATCTTCATGCACAAGCACAAAGTCATAAGCAGATCCGAATATTCGTCGGCGGCTGCGCGCAATGCTGCCGGGTCGATGCTGGCTTCCAGCTCGGGCAGGCGGTGTTTCAGGCTCATTTGGCACCTCCCTTACGACGAAGAGCCATTCTCAATCTGTTTTTCTCCAGTCTGGCTTTGCGTTGTGCGGGCGTTTCACGTTCGCGAGCGCGCGCATTTGATTCACGATTACGGCGGCGCCTGGCGTTGAGTGATTCGTCTTCGCTTCGTAAATGCATCCGAGGTTCCCCGTCCTTTGGCTCGGGCCAATGGCGCTCCTTATTTACCGCGAGCTTATCGATCATCGCCTGGGTAATCTGCTCGTCAGTGATTCCCGCTCTGCGCTGGGCATCCCACATCAGGAACTGCATATCAGCCCATTCGCTGTGGTCGTTAGGTTCCGCGGCAGCTTCAAGCGCTTCTATGCTGAGGTGTTTCAGTGGGCCAGCCGGACCAACATTGCCGAAGGTGGCATGTGACCATTCAGCGTGTTCTCGGCGAACCTGATTGCGAGCAAATGAGAACTCCCCCATCAGCGCTGCCAATGCGATTTCAGTAATACGCAAATACATGGCTGCGCGGGACGGATTGCTGAATTCACCCTCTTTTAAAAACTTCGACATTTCCGCCACGTCAGCACGGCACACGGCGATTAATTGCTCATTAGTGAAGGTGGCGATATCAGTCATTCCAGGCCTCCAGCTCGTTCTCTATTTCGTCGTCTATTTCGTCGTTGGTGGCTTCTTCATTCAGGTAGTCGCGAGCTTCTTTGAGATAATGCTCTCGACGCCAGTCGTACCATGCTGAGAACTCTGGCGACCAGCCATTCCTGTCACCCACATCAGCGAAAAAATCGTGCATTGCGTTGTTGTAGGCCAAGTTTTCAACCATGCAATACGCCGTAGTCAGTGCCGCCTCACGGATGTAACCGCGGAGATCGCGCTTGTGCCAGTAGGGGCTATATTTCGAATCGCAGCGCCCTTTGAATTCAACTTTCCAGCGGCGTATGCATCGTGCGTTAAGTGATTTGCTCATATAGTTACCGGGAGGGCGAACCCTCCCGCCTCCCTTAGCCCACGTATTCCGGTTTCATGTCGTCCAGGGTGATGCGGAACTGGTCATACAGTTCATCGCCCAGGTAACGTTTGGCGGTATTGAGAACTCCTTCGGCTTTAGCAAACGATTCTGCGGCTTCCGGATCTCCAGGATTTGGCAGTGAATTGATAGCCGCTTCCACCCGGTTACGGTGATCAGCCAGGTGATATTGACGAACGGCTTTATTTTTCAGTTCCGTGTATAGCGCGGTACCAAGTGTTGGTTTTTGGGTTTCGATGTCGCCACGGATTGCGCTTGCCTGGTCGACTGTCACTGCTTTTTCAATGCGGTCACGCAAATCGTCGGCTAACTGATCGATATTTTTGGTTGATTCCTGTGCACTGGCTGATGTTCCCGCACTGCTGGCAATCTCATCAATGGTGACCCTTTCAACAGACGAGGGGTTGATCACCTTCTCCTCACGCTCATCAATTTCATCGGCGGTATAGACACCGAGGATCACATCCGGGCAGTACAGTCGCGCCCAACGTTTAACTGCGAGATAGGCCAGTTGCTGGCGGGGGTCGCTCGCCCACAGTGTAGAGTTGCGGACTTGTGCCTGCGAAAGCATCAGCACAAGCTCACGAGGTTCTGATTCTCCTTTGAGCGTTGCCCAGGCGCGGACGCCCACGCCAGCTTCATCTTGCAAATCCCAGCCCGGCGCGATGTAGTCGTTACCTTTGCCGCTGGTTTTTTTAATGAAGCGGCCAACGATATTTTCCCATGCACCAAACCATTCAAAATGGATCCGGTCTTTGGTTGGAGCCATGGTGTTAATTACCGCATTCACCAGTTGTGCCTCATAGCCAAGCACACCTGAGTTACCCACGATGAAGGTTTTCTGTGCCACTGCAAACGGATCCATACCCCAACGCGCTGCTTGCATCACTACAGCCATGCACGCATCTGGTTTCCCGCGATAATGCTCAGGTACGAAGTTTCCACTATTGGCCATTACTTCCGAGAGCGTGCGCAGGCGGTTGAACAATTCACCGTTCGTCAGGATAGAAACGTTGTCGATCTTCTGGGTCTGGTTTTCAGTTGTTGCGACTAAATTGGACATTGTTATTCCCCCTTATGCCTGTACGCGCAGCGCTTCGAGGCGGCGCACATCAAAATCGTTGAGCTCTTCGGTGTAGTCTTCGGTAATCGGCGCCGGCCATTCGCCAGTGTCGAAACCGTTCGCAATGGCGCGCATAGCTTTGCGGTATTCCAGCATGCCGAGTTCCAGTAGTTCTTCGGATGCCTCGATGATGGCGATCCAGTGGTAGTTCTCGTCTTTGTTAACGAATATCCAGAAGAACTGGTCAAGGGCTGCGGTTTCGCAGTACATAGCCGCGCTCAGGTGGTAGTCGCGCTCGATGATTTCCCTGTGCAGCTTCGCGCGCAGGCCTTCCTGCTTGATGTTCCACATACTGATGGTTTTCAGGTCCGCTCCGATGCGCAGGCCGCCCATGTCTATCTCAAGGTCAGGACGCACGCGAACTTCCAGCCCGGTTTCCTCATCAATGCCGAAATAGCTCACCTCGACGGCACGGCTCGGGTGCGTCAATAACTTGCCAGCGGTCGGGTGATTCAACAGTGCTTTCTGAATGGCCAGTGCCGTAGCCAGTTGCTGGCGGGTAACCAGCACTTTTCCTTCAGGGTTTTCGCGCCATGCATCCAGCAACTCATCGGCAAACACAGCATCCGGTTTAACCGATTTCACGGCCTGAATCAGATCCGCCTTAGTACCTGATACTTTCAGCGGCTGCGCCTTCTGCGCTTCCTGAGCAACCATGTCAGGATTGATAATCGCCAGTTGCTCCAGCATGGCATCACGACTTCCGCTGGTTTTAACTGGTGAGGGCTTCTGCATTTCCTGAGCAACCAGATCCGGATTAATGATTGCCAGAGTTTCCATCAGCGTTTCCCGGCTGCCACTGGTTTTGAGCTGTGGCGGCAGGGTGGCGTTGAATTCCTTGATACAGGCTTTCATTGCAGATGCGGTCTGTTTCTGGCCTTCTTCAATGCGCTGGAAATCAACTGGCAGAGACATGTAGCTCTGTCCTGTTTCGTTGATATCGTTCCCCAGAGCGGTCTGCGCTGGCAGACTGGCGTTGTGTTCTTCAATGAGTGCTTTGATCTCATCGGT